TTGATCGTGGCCGTAGTCACGTTCGAGTACGTCACGCCGTCGTATGCTTTGTATGTGAATGTTACCGAACCAGCATAGTGTTCGCTTGTGACGTAGGTAAACGAACCATCTGATGATAGTGACAGCGTGCCAGTCGTAACGTCTGTGACCAAGACAGCCGTCAATGTAGCCATCTCCGGATCGGTATCATTAGCCAGCACACCAGACCCTGCTGTTATATTTAATGTTTCTCCGGCTGTTACGGAATACGTATCTGGATTAGCAGTCGGTGCTGTATTAGCGGCTGGTAATGCTCCAACCTGTCCAGAATCTGAGTCTGCGGTAGTACCGACTTTAGCCCGCAAGTCAGGAACTTCTATTTGCCATTCAGTTGTACTCGTACATTCCCAAGTATAGGTACCAGTATAGTCTTGAAAAATGTCTGAAAACGTGACAGCCTGCGTTAATACGTCAGTGGCCACTATTCCATCTACGCTTGTATCCGTAGCATTTTGATCCCACGGTGCCTGATAGATTCCCCCGTTGCCCCATGCACCTGTTGCCGCGACGTTATCGCACATTGCCCAATAATTATAGCCATATGTAGTATTTTGTGCAGTGGCACCAGATGCGTTAACTCCAGCAACTACACTGTCGATTGCTACATTTGTAGTAGCATCTAGGTTACCAATACCAATTAAGTTATCATATAGATCAAAATATGCGTTACCAGTGTTGACGCCCCAACCATAAGGCAATGCTTGTGCTTCAAGCAGAGTACCGCCGTTATAATCTGCGATCATAGCGATGGTACATTGATGCATGCGCTGTACTTTTGTACTGGCAGCTACTGTAAGGGTCCACTGTTGTGGAGTAAAATATTCATCAAAATACTGAAGAAATACACAGTTATCTACTACATTACCGCATGTTGATTGCGTCGATAATGGAAGCCGCATATTTCGAAAATAGCAGTGTGAAATATCTGCAAAGTTCGTGGCTGCGGTGCTAGTTTGATATAATACATTTCGTACTGCGGCTGGCCGACTGGTATTAGTGGATCCAATAAATTCACAATACCGAAGTCTAACTGGCCCTGCTGTGTTATCTCGAAATTGTATTATTCGAGATACTGTAGTACTGTTAACTATTGGAGATAAATCAAATTTAAGTCCTCGAATAAGCCAATAAGATGCACCGCCACGCATATAAATGAATTGGTTAGCTTGGCCAGTTGTAGCTGCTACTGTCGTTTTAGCGGGATCTCCACTAGCATCTGTTCCTTGTATAATCAAACCTGGCGTATTCCACCCTGTACCATTCGGCGTAGTGTATTGACTGGCCGAGCTGGTCATAAGATGAGTGCCATCGTTGACAACGTTGACTATATCGCCAACTTGTGTTGCGATGTTGACGCCGTGTCTAATAGTCTTCACGGCATTTACATAATTTGTACCACTTGCTGTATCAGTTCCGCTAGTGGAGACCCAGAACGTTGCCATTTATTCGGCTGGCCTTTCCAGCACCGCGATCAAGTGGAAGTCATCTCCCTTATCGATCTCTATTGACCAATCTGGTAATGATGCTTTAAGCACGGATGCCAGTGATTCCACACTGAAAAGTTGCTCGTGCTCACGCCACTCATCCGGGCCAAGACAGTGATCTGGACAAGTTACAATGAACTTTTCTGCTTCCGATTGATAGACCTTATCGAGCAGTTCAGTTGCGTCACGCTGCGACAGATGCTCGATCAATTCCGTCATGATAACAGTGCCTTTTAATTCTTCGATACTAATCTCGCGCACGTCGCGCACTTCGGCATGCAGGAATCTCGTCTTGCACATTTCGACCGCAACTTCGCTGATGTCGTAGCCGTAATACTTGACCTGCTTCTCTGCTGTAAGTCGCGAGCCAAGGATGCCTTTTCCGCATCCTAGTTCCGTTACGGTCTCCCCTTCATCTACCGCAGCCGTAACTTTGCCAAACATCTCCGGGTATTCTCGAAAGCCAATTGCGCCTTCTTTACTATAAATATTATCCCAATAATCTCTGGTGTTGATATTTTTACGATATTTAAACCCCGGAGCAGTATCAGGAATCGAGTAAATCTTGTTCTTTAGTATATCGTAGTGTCCGCATAGTACACGACCATCTACGTATACCGGCCAGTTTACTTCGTTCAGGCACTTGCAGAACCGAATATCATGGCCCCACATCACCCGATGATTTGCCTCACCATCTTTGAAAGGCGGTGCATTCTGTTCTGGAAGTTGTCGCTCATCTGCCCAAATCGGCACACCAGGATTTTGCTCCATCCAACACTGAATTGCTTCAACGCGAGCAAGCAGACACCCAGCACCAGCACCAAAAATAGGCTCCGGAATAGCAAGCTCTCCCATTTCGAAATCCCATGCACAGCCTTCTCCGTGTGCTCTATAGATAAGAGGCTCCGGCGGATCTTCACGTGTCGTATAAACACCACTGACCGCACCGATCAAAGGATTCTGTTCCATGAAATTGTGCAGCGTATAAAGTCCCTTCGGTGGAATGAGCGTATCGTCATCCACGTAGAAGATATACTTGGCACCAACACGAATAGCTTCCATCGTCATGATCTGACGAGCTTGCGCGGAGAGCATCCCGAATTGAACCATGTAGGCCATCGAGACATTGAGGGGAGGTACCCAATTCATATGCGAAAGCAAGAACTGGATGGGGATAAGTCCCGGTGCACGAAAGCCCTCGTTGACCTCGTACCTATAATGCGGGTTCGATTCCGGATCCGCGTCGTGTCGTACCTTACAATTCGGGCATTCCAAAACGGTCGAGACTGGCTTCCCGCCGATCGGCATAGCAACTATAATCTGCGGCTTGGTAGCCAACTTGATGCTAGCCCGCCGAGGCTGCACAATTGAAGGTGTGCCATCAAGCACAACATCCGGATTAATGAGTTTTTCAGACGCCATCGTCCGCTCCTCCTCCGAGCTTCAGGTGGTTTAATTGAGTGGGGCTAGCTGACTAGCAACTAGCCCCATTTAGATTAAGAGCGCAAAGCCTCACTAGTGGGCGGAGCACTCACATAACCTACGATGGTCACCGAGAGATTCTCGATGGCATCGCCAGAGTCAGCCACGACGCGAACGTCGAGTCGATCACCGGCAGTTACAGCATTGCTCTTGAGAGTCAGCGCACCAGTATCGGTGGCCAAGTTCACAGCAGCAACAATCTGTGTACCCGCAGCAGCAGTACCAATCGTCAATGCCGGATCACTAGTGACAGTGCCACTATAAGCCGATATACTAACGATTTGGAATGTCATACCCGCAGGTAATTTGACATTGCGATATACAGTCTCACTGTTGGCAACATCGTCGAAACCAACCGAGATGATCTGCAATGCACCAGACACAGGGCCGTCACGGCCCGATTGGCGATCGTAAAAGCGAGTGAGAGCCATGATTACGCCCCCTGTCCGCCAACGGTACCACGCCAATCAGCCGGTCCAACGGACAGCCGATAGGTCATCTTGGACTTCATATTCCCAGTATCGAAGTCCAGCGTATGATCACTGACAGGATCCTGCCGCCAGTAAACCAGCACACGGTGCTGATCCGGGCGAGCGAAGAGGAACCAGTCATCATCGCCGGTCAGATACTTGGACATAACGATGTCCAGACCAACCTGGTTAAAAGCGTTAACAGCGTTGGCAGCAGTGTCCGAACGCAGTTGCGACTTCAGGATCTCATACGCAGTCCAACGTAACTCGGGCGGAATGATCAACATTGCAGGCTCAGCCTCAATGATAAGATCACGATCATCCACGAGAGAGTCGAACAGCAAGATCGCAGATTCCAGGTTAGCAATACTGAGGTCGCCTGAAATCAGGTTGTCAGCCGTTCCACCATTGACCTGAAGATGGCTGTCCGAGAACAGATACGCACCATCAGGCGTGGTGTAAGTGGCAAATCCACCATTCAGCACACCCCAAATAAGAACTTCGATGCTGGACCGTGCAGCCCTGGACAGAGCCGGAGCAGCATTGGTAATAGCACCGTCCATATCATCATCCATCGCCTCGAAGGAGATCTGAAATCCCTTCGCATAGGTCAAATGGGTGAATCGCTTGTCGAAACCCTGCAAGAGGGTATCAAAATCGATTGCAGAACCCTCGTCCTTTTGAGAGAACTGGCTGAAACCAGTGATTCCAGTCACTTCCTCATAGGGCCGGTTACTATCGCGAACATGGAACACTTTCGTATAGGTAAGGGTAGGAGCATCGAAATTTTCAAAGAGAATCTCATCCAGGAACGCCAATCTGCTAGAGAACAGATCGGAGTACCGGGCTCGCAGCATAACATTGCCTGCACTAGCCATGGTTCAACCTTCCTTTCTAACAGATTAGGTCTGACGGGCACCGTGGTAACCAGACAGAACATGATGAGATGGGCGGATCTGAACATAAAGGTCAGCCCAGGATCCGGAGGCAACGCTCAGCGAATCCATGCCCAAGATCTGGAGGCAGTCCCAAGTCTCAGTAGCGGTCACAGCCGTACTGGTAATCGAGCTACCATCCAACTCCATCTTTGACTGGAGAGTGGTCGTATTGTACGTAGTCGGAACTACGCGAGCGGCCAGTCCAATCACTTCCTGCAACAGAGCAGCGGTGGAGACGGCGTTGTCGTCGCACTGCACCAAAAACTTCTGTGAGGGATCATCATACACAGCACAAGTCGAGCCAGCCCCAGGGGTGGCAGCAACATACTGTGCAGATACACCAATGATGTTCTGGATCTCAGTTACATCAGTAGCATCCACGACGGAAAGTACGCCGAGTTTGCCACGTTGCAACAAATCCCCCTCACCAATGGCTGCTGTCAGCGTCGCACTGACAGCATAGTGAGTAATCCGAGGGGCGGTTCCAGCGATACCATTAGATACCGGGCGGAATCCCATCGGACGATCTAAGTTAGCCATCTATATTACTCCTTATGGCGATTAAACATATCAGTACGGTGTTCACCGTGAACTGCATTATGATTTGCCGCCGAATCCTTTGATACCCCCTTACCAGTTGTAATCACGCCGGGCATGAGTTGCTTATTACGGGCGTTACTCGCTACGCCCTGTCTCATGGCATCCTTCTTGACGCGCTTATGCTGGCGGGCTAACCAAATTTCTTCGGGCAGCTTACACAAAATAGTATCGCCACGTCGAACCTTGTTGTCCAATTGGCTACTACCCTCCATGCGTGTGGGCGGACATTGAATGTACTTATCAAGTTCACGACCTATTTCATCGTCATACTCAATTGGTATCCATCCCCGCCAACCGCGACTCCCGCATCGAAGTTCTTCATTTTTCCACCCAAGTCTAAAACCGGGAGGATTGGTAATAATCTTGTGGGCGGACTGATCTTCGAAGGGATCTTCATATAGAGGCTCGACATCCGGTTCTGGAAGAGACTCGCCCCGATCGGTAAGATCCGCGAAGCGTTGTTCCATCTCTTCCATTTTGGCTGCAATCATATCGTCCAAAGATTCCTGCTTCTCTTCCATAGCAGAAAGCTGCTCTTTGAGAGCCGCATTCTCTTCAAGGAGATCGGCCTTAGTGGGTTGCTTATTCGTTTCAGTCATCGATTATCCTCGCTTTCTGCGGTCGTACTGATTGTGGTTCTTGCTGTAGTACTGATCACGTTCTTTGATGCGATTAACGTCGAATTTCTTTCCCATAGGTAAAGCACTTTGCAAAGATTTCGACAGTTTCTCGATCTCAGATTCGGACAGCGTACCCTGTGGAGCTGAGTCCACGGGAGTATCGGAGGAGCCAGCGACATTTGTCGGGCTACCTTGCCGTCTACGTTGATCCACCGGGGCACCTGAAGGTGTAAGCCCCATTTCGTAACCGACCTCATTCGCGGCATGTAACACTGCTTGCGGATCGTTATCGGCAAATCTACCGCGATCTTGAAGCAATGAATTTACGCGAGCGAAGAACTCACCACTGCGTTTGCGCAATTCCGGCCACCTGCTAAGTGCTTTCTCGTTGGCTTTCTTTTGCAACCTAGTATAACGATCTCTCGTAGTTTCGTCGCGATAGATATCCCGAGCCTTCTCTTCCGCCATACGTTCGAGGATGTAATCGTCGAGTTGTTGCTTTTGGTCAACCGGAGTATCCTCTGGCAGGCCCCGTTTCAGCGTCCGTAGTTCCGCAATGGACATTTGATCGATGGTCTTGTTTCCCTGGTTTACAGGCTCGTTCGCTTGTGGTTCCGGTGTATTCGCAATATGCTGTCGCAAAGCACGAAGTTCAGCTCGGAGATCATCAAGCGCATCATCGCGCTGTTCCAGTTTTCGAATTAGTTCGCCACGTACATTGTCGAGCGTTCTACCTTCCTGCTTGCCATCTTCTCCTGTACTGCCCTGTTCACCGCCGGGAGACGCGGCAGGATCTTGATTTGCAGGTTGGTTATCTTGTGCTGAGGACGAGTCAGCCGGTACGTCATTCAGCGCCTTCTCAAGGCGATCTTCTGGCATCTTGCACCTCCATCCCGATAACGCTCGGTGCAGCGTGCTTACGGGGTGCGTTTGCTGTTACTTCTTTTTCTTCCTTCGCTTCTTCTTGTTCTGTGCGGCCCGGCAGACAGCCCAAGGATTAACCTTCTTGCCGCCCTTGCGCATCTTTGCCTTGACCTTCCGCACACACCGATCTACTTTAGCAGGCATTATCTGTACCTTTGCTTGGCACGGCGAACGGCTTGCATACGGGCTTCATGGCCCATTTTACCTTTAACGGCTTTGGCCGAGATGCCGCCGACTTGTCCGCCACGCATGGCACGCTTGTAAGTTTGTAAGTCGCTCACCGCAGCCTTGGTCTTCTCGATTTGCTTTCTAGCACGAAGCCACTGCTTCACATTCTTAAACGCCATCTCAGATATCCTCCTTACGGATATTTTCTAATACCGAAATTGCAAGTTCTAAACCATCAGATTGTCCGGTGATATAACGGGCATCTCGTATATCACCTTTTCGCAATTTCATTAGAACCATTTCCCGAAGCCGTTCTATTTCATAGCTTATTTGGGTATCTATCGCGTAGCTAGCCTCACTCCTCATAAACTCAACTACGTAAGGATCCATTATTGCACGCCTCCTTCTAGTGCTTCCATACCTTGTCCGGTAGCAGCGCCACTTATGACTTCGCCTTGCGGTACATTATTGCCCTGGCCTGGTCCTTGTGCTATCGCACCTTGGGCCATCTTTGCCTGAAGTTGCCCCATATGTGCTCGCTGGTGTGCGGCAAATACGGCAACGCCCTCGGGAGCCAAGATCTCAAAACGCGAAGTTCGTGCGAACCGCTCCATCTCGCGCAAGTGGACGGCATCGTCATCCATTGGTAGGACATCCACAAATACTCCTCGGGCCAGAGATTCATTCTCATCCTCCTGCCGCATGGGTGGGTGTGTGTATAGTGTCTGTCCCGGTGGTTTCGGAATGAGAGCTTCCTTATCGGCTCCCTCGCCCCAATGATTCAGAAAATCCTTGACCAATTCAATACGTGCATATGGATCAAGTTGATAGTCAGGATGCGTAAGAAGTGTGTTAAATCTGATCTGCGCCACGTTTCGCATAACTTCACTGTTGGTGTTGACCGTATTGCCCTTGAATACAAAGTCAAGTTTATTCCGCAGTTTAGCCATGCTGAGCCGCTGTGGTTCGGCTTGGCCCGTCATGCGGTACCATTTCTCTTCTCCGCCAAAGTTTCCATAAAGCTGCGAAATCTGGTTCATTAACCGGCCCCAGGATTCTTCCTGTGCTCGCGTGATAATATTGTCAATCTTGATGTTCCCTTCGGCCACGAGCGTCATAGTGCCCCGTGCTGTCCGAGGTGCATTGCGCATTTGTGAACTACCAGCGTTCATCGGACTGATCGTTAGCCGATCTGCAAACAATAGCATGGAATCGACCGCCGCAAGATTAGCCAGTGGTTCCTGCATGAACTTAGGAAACATCACACCGTTAATATCCCCGACAGGAATGCCATCACCTGGCCGGATACCTTTGATGAATTCCGGACTGACTGTCATTGCTGTCGGTACGTAGAAAAAGAACGGGTTGTTTATCAACTCTTGTGAGTTATTTATGTGGTTGATGATAGTGTTGACTTCGATATTGATGGCATACAGTTCCTCGCCCATCGACCGGCTGAGCCAGCGATTAGTTACCCGCTTATAGTGCAAGTCTACAAAGGGCCGTTCACCATGTGGAAATTCCTCATCCAAATACCGAATATTCATGATTTTCTTCATACCAAATGGCATGTCGTAAATCACTTCTGTCGGTTCTCCGTCGCCATCCACATCATCTCTCAGATATATCTCATAAACTAAAATCTTATTTTCATCATAAGTTTTGTAGCCATCTGGAATACTAATCTCTTCCTCGCGCTGGTTTATTCCACCTTCCCCAAGTATCATATCCTTTTGACTTGGAAGCGTACGATTCTGCGGATCTTCCTGTTCCTGCTCAGGATGCCGTCCCTCGATCCATGCACGGTCTTCAGGATCATTATACCATTCGCCGGAATCCATGCGTCGTAGCGCCTCATCCCGCGTAATCCAGTACTGATGCGTGACCCGGCTAGCCTTCTGGAGACAGCGCGTGCGATATGGCACGATCAGGTCTTCAAATGCCACTGGATGCACAACAACGCTATCTCGTTCCAGTATATGCCGGAAGATATACGCATCGATCTCATCTACAAATTCACTCTCGCGGAACTCTACATATCCGTCTAGCCTGCGTCGATCCTCGATAAACTCTACGGTCCACCGCTGGCCAACTAGTTCGTCGCCACCTTCTACTAGTTCTTGGCTTAGAATCGTATGTCCGAGAGAGCCGAATCCGAATATCTCGGCTAGGATCTCATCAGCAGTCTTCAGCCGCGCAGCATCTACTTCGATGTCAAATGGAGTAACGTCCCCCGGCCCATACATCGTTTTTACTGGACGTACTTGAACCGCTTTCCGCCAACTCCGTTCCCATACCGGCTTGAGTATTGATACACCATCTACCAGCATATCGCGCACCCAGCCCTCGAATGCACAGAAGAAGTTCGGGATATCTTTACGCAGGGACCAGTTTAGGAAGGACTCCTCATCCTTAGCTTCTTCACGTCGGTTGCTGTCGGGCGGATACCAGACATGCACCAATGGATCCGTTGCCCAAAATGCATTCACGATCTTTGGGATTACGCTGTCGATTTTCTCCGCCACAACCGGGAGATGAATATCGCTCGCGCCTTCCCATGGGCCAACCATTGCTTGAACTTCGCCCGTATACAGTGCCCGCACAGTAGCTAGCCTGTGAACTCGCATCGCTCTGTTACTTACGTCGCGCAGGATCAAGTTATGCAGGCGTCGTCCGCGTTCCTCTCTAAACTCTACTGGTACGTTCAGACTAGGCATCATCGACCACCAGGACTTCAATAGTTGCGGTATTTGTAGTACTCTCGTTCTGGACATAGACGTGAGTGAACGATCCAGTCATAGCTACATACTGCGTAACTGACCACTGGTACGTCTGTGAATCTACGCTCACCTTGATCGTCTGGTCCGTCAACAGCATGAGCATCGTGCCAGTATCCACGCCTTCGAGGTCGATTTCCTCGGGGCTGGACATATTCGTTGCCAGGACGGCGCGATGCTGGGATAGTTCAGA